ACGCAGCAGCGAACAAAGGGCGCCTTTTAAACGATTTTATGGACTCAGAACGGAGCGCAGACAGTGAATTGCGCCCTGTTATCAAGGTTTTACGCTCTAGATCGCGTGATTTGAGCCGAAATAACGAGTATGCCAAGCGATATTTGAACCTAGTTAAGAGCAATGTCGTCGGTGACCGCGGCTATACGTTGCAGGTCAAAGCGACCGGCGGAGACGGCAAATTAGACCTGACGGGCAATGAATCTGTCGAAATGGCGTTCAAAAAGTGGGGTCGACGTGGAAATTGCACTGTAGATGGCAAGCATTCATGGCTTGACGTACAGAAGCTCGCGATTGAAAGCCTGTGCCGGGACGGAGAGGTCTTCATCGTCAAGCACCGGGGATCAGAGTTCCACGACAGCTTCGCACTAGAGTTCCTTGAGCCCGATCAGATCGACGAGCAAAAGAATGAGCGTCTGTCTAACGGCAATGAAATACGAATGGGCATTGAGCTGAACAAGTTCAAAAAGCCTGTTGCGTACCATGTGCTGACGTATCATCCCGGTGACTACGACTACACGACCGCAACTAAGCCGATGAAGCACGTTCGAGTGCCGGCGGAGCAAATGTGCCACCTGTTCATGCCTCTGCGTGCTGGGCAGACTCGCGGCGAGCCGTGGATGTCACCAGTGATGTCAGGTTTAAAGCAGCTAGGTGCGCTGAGAGAGGCCGCAGTCATTAATGCGCGTATCGGCGCTAGCAAGATGGGCTTCTTCACGTCTCCGGCGGGCGATGGGTTTGTTGCTGACGATCTTGATGGCGCTGTACCTATCATGGATGCGGAGCCAGGAACCTTCCATCAGCTTCCTAACGGAGTCGACTTCACGGCATTTGACCCGCAGTACCCATCTAACGAGTTTGACGCATTTCATAAAGCGGTGCTGAAGGGCATCGCGAGTGGCTTGGGCATCAGTTATACGTCTTTGTCCAACGACCTAGAGGCAACGAGTTATTCGTCAATCCGACAGGGCGCGCTAGAAGAGCGTGACTACTACAAAAACGTGCAACAGTTTTTCCTAGATCACTTTGTGATGAATATCTTTGGGTACTGGCTCGGATCAGCGATGGAAGTTAACAGCTTTGGCATCCCGCTCGCACAATATGATCGTTTTTACGATGCGGCCTCATTCCGGGCTAAGGCATGGTCGTGGGTCGACCCGCAGAAGGAAATGAACGCAGCAGTACTGGGTATGAAGGCTGGCATTCTGTCTATTCAGGATGTAGCGGCGCAGTACGGCAAGGACGTAGAAGAGTTGTTCGGTCAGATACAGCGAGACAAGGCGCTCGCAGAACAATTCAATATTAAGTTTGCATTAGAGCCTTATGGCGCAACGCAGGTAGGCATTCTTCCTGACGTTGTAGGTGATGAAGATGGCGAAGTACAAGGGTAAAGAAATCAATACTAAGCCGTCTGAGGGCATGGTGTCCGAAGCCAGGCGCGGCCTCGAGTGGCGCAAAGAGCATGGGCGCGGTGGCACTGAGGTGGGCGTAGCCCGTGCCCGGGACATCAGTAATGGCAAAGAGCTTTCATTCGACACCGTAAAGCGGATGAGATCATTCTTTGCGCGCCATGAAGTGGACAAGCAGGCTGAAGGGTTTTCACCTGGGGAAGATGGATATCCTAGCGCTGGTCGTATCGCATGGGCCTTGTGGGGCGGCGATGCTGGTCAGTCATGGGCCAACAAGATTGTTAAGTCGATGGACGCTGCAGATGAGCGTCAAGAGGAACTGCATATGGACGAAGATGAAAAAGACATCAATGAGATTGTCGATGAGATCGAAGCCAACGGTGTTCCAGAGCCGGAAGAAGAGAAAGCGGAGCGAGCTGCACCTGACGCATTGAGCGTAGGCGATTTCGTTTCGTGGGACTCATCTGGCGGACGGGCTAATGGCAAGATTGATCGCATTGAGCGTGACGGCAAGATTGATGTACCGGGTGCCGATGTGACTATCAACGGTACTGAAGACGACCCGGCGGCATTGATCACTCTGTACCGAGACGGTGACGCAACCGACACTAAGGTCGCGCACCGATTCTCAACGCTGACTAAGATCAGCGAGCCGGCAGATCGCGCTGAAGAGATTGTAGTAGAGCACCGGGCTATGGAGCTCGATATGTCTCCCGTGGATGAAGATAAGCGTACTGCACGTATTGCCATCTCATCTGAGGAGCCTGTAGAGCGCTCTTTCGGCAAAGAAGTTTTAGAGCACACAGCAGAAGCGGTAGATCTGTCGTTTCTTGCTAGCGGACGCGCCCCGCTGCTTTTGGATCACGATCCTGAAAAGCAAATTGGTGTGATTGAATCGGTTGACCTTGATGACTCGGCGCGGCGACTCCGCGCGACGGTCCGTTTCGGAAGGAATGGACTTGCCAAAGAGGCTTTCGAGGACGTTGTTGACGGCATTCGTGCCAACATCAGCGTCGGATATGCCATCAAAAAGATGGAGAAGGACAAGCGGAGTAGCGACACCTATATCGCGAAATCGTGGCGTCCAGTAGAAGCTAGTTTAGTATCGATTCCTGCCGACGTGACTGTTGGGCTGGGGCGATCTGATCAGGCTGCTGAAGAACCCGTAATTAGAACTGACTTTAAGGAGACTAAAATGTCTGAAGTCGATATTGCAGCGGTTGAGGCAGATGCCAAGAAAGCCGCACAGCGCAATGCAGCTCAAATCGTTGAGCTCGGCGCGCGTCACAGCCGTTCTGACTTGGCCCAGCAGGCCATCGCAGAAGGCAAGTCAATCGAAGAGTTCCGTGGCGAACTGCTTGAGGTAATCGGAAGCGAGCGCGCTCTCGAGTCTCAAGAAGTAGGCATGACTGAGCATGAAGTTAAGCGATTCTCTCTGACTCGCGCTATCAATGCTCTGGCTAACCCTACTGATCGTCGTGCTCAAGAAGCTGCCGCATTTGAGTTTGATTGCTCAGAGGCCGCTGCAGAGCAGTATGGTCGTGCCGCTCAAGGCATCATGCTCCCCGCAGAAGTTCTGCGTAACTGGAAGCGTGACCTGAACTCAGCTGATGAGGCTGCATTGTTCACCGACGACTTCCGCGGTGGCGACTTCATCGACGTACTGCGTAATGCCTCGTCTGTAATGCAGGCTGGCGCGCGTATGCTCGGTGGACTCTCCGGCGACGTGAAGATCCCGAAGAAGACTGCAGCTGCTTCTGCATCATGGATCGCTACTGAGGGCGGCGACGCTTCAGAAAGCGAAATGACTGTAGGTCAGGTTTCAATGAGTCCTAAGACTCTGGGTGCGTTCACTGACATCACTCGTCAGTTGCTGATCCAGTCTTCTTTGGACGTTGAAGCACTTGTACGTGACGATCTGGCTCAAGCTATCGCTCTGGCGATTGACTTGGCTGGTCTGGAAGGCTCCGGCGCTAGCGGCCAGCCCACTGGTATCCTGAACACCTCTGGTGTTAACACGGTTACTGCGTTCGCGGCTGCTAACCCAACCTTCGCTGAAGTTGTGACTCTTGAGACGGCTGTAGCCGAAGATAACGCTCTGAGTGGCAATCTGGCATACATCCTGCCGGCTTCCATGTACGGCGCGCTCAAGACCACTGAGAAGGCTTCTGGCACGGCTCAGTTCGTAGTTGAGCCAGGCGGCACTATCAATGGCTACCGCGGCATCGTTTCTAACCAAGGAACTGCCGGTAACCTGTACTTCGGTAACTTCTCTGACCTGCTCGTTGGTATGTTTGGCGGTCTCGACATCGTCGTAGATCCCTACACTGCCAGCACTTCAGGCACCATCCGCGTTGTTGCTCTCCAGAGCATGGACGTGGCTGTGCGCCATGCAGTCAGCTTTGCCTTCGGTAACGACGGCGCCTAATGAGTTGGGGGCTTCGGCCCCCTTCTTACTTGAACCCATTAGCAGTGGTTTCAAATAAGGAGAGAATATGAAATATCAAGTGGTGAAGGGATGTGTAGTTAAGGGTGAGGCGCATCAGCCAGGATCTGTAGTGGAACTCGACAGCAACTTGGCACGAGATCTTATGGGCATTGGTCGTGTTGTGCCCCTCGATGAGTCAGAGCCTGTGAATCGCTCTGTCGGCTTAGAGGCGTCTTCTGAGGAGCCTGTGAAGCGACGCGGTCGGCCTAAGAAAGTCGTAGAGGAAGAGCCTGAGGAAGCGCCTGAAGAATGACTGTAGAGACGCTGGCAGACAGAAGGGTAATGATTAGGGACTTTGGGATAGATGTCTCCTATAACCCTCTGTCTGGCGGTCGCTCGTCATTTAAGGGCATCTTCGATAACGAGCATTCTCTAGAAGATATTGGCGGAAGCGTGGCGTTCTCAGTAGTACAGCCTCGACTGACCTGCGTAACGGCAGACGTTAAAGATGTCGTTGAAGGAGATACCGTTACCTTCACCATCGATAACGTCGACACTGATTACGTTGTGCGAGTTGCAATGCCAGATGGCACAGGAATCACTGAGCTACAGCTGGAGAAGCAATGAGCCATTTGCGAACACAGATTAGGCAACGGATTGTTACAAATCTGACCGGCCTGACTACAACTGGCGCGAACGTGTATGACACGCGAGTCTATCCTCTGGCTGCTAATAAGCTGCCCGGGTTGGCCGTCTACACAAAGTCAGAAACGACGGAGTACGAGACGATTTCTCCGCCGAGAACTTTGCGACGAACACTGACTGCGGTCATTGAGATCTACGTCAAAATGACTTCTACGTTCGATGAGGTTCTTGATACTATTGCTGCCGAAGTAGAGGCCGCTTTATATGGCGATTTAACGCAAAATGGCCTCGCATTTGACACTAAGGTTGTGTCATTTGAGGCAGACTTTGGAGGCGATGCCGAGCAGCCCCTGGGTCAAGGAGTTATTGAGGTTGAGGTGACATATGCCGCAACCGAAGGCAGCCCAGAGGGCTAAAAATTCACCGCTAGCTTTTAGAGGATATTTAAATGGCTACAGCAACTGGAAAGGACGGAGCCGTTTACTCTGGCTCAAACGCAGTCGCAGAGATCAGGGATTGGTCTTTGGAGACTACTTCTGAGGTCGTAAATGACACGGTCATGGGCGACACTTGGATGACTAACAAAGCAACTCAGAAGTCGTGGACGGCGTCATTTAACGCTTTCTGGGACGACTCTGACACCACTGGTCAGCAGACGCTGACAGAGGGCTCTGAAGTGACGTTGAACCTGTACCCTGAGGGTAATACCAGTGGCAACACCTACTGGTCCGGTTCAGCAATCATCACTTCTGTGAGCAAGTCTGCTTCATTCGACGGATTGATCGAAGCTTCATTCAGCGCAACAGGGAATGGCGCAATGACAGAAGATACCGTCACCTAATGAGCAAACTAATTGATGTCGCCGTTTCTCACTTCAACGCTCGAGAAGTGAGACAGATGGAAGTTCCTGAGTGGGAAACTACTCTATATGCGAAAAACCTTTCTCTCGAGGACAAGCACAAGTGGCTTAAGCGAGCGAAGGGTGAAACGGATGAGTATCTGCTCTACGCCGTTATATTTGGCGTGACTGATGAGAACGGCGATGCGGTCTTTGATGTTGGCGACAAGGTCAAGTTAAAGACTAATGTGGACCCAGAGGTTTTATCTAGGATTGCGAACTTCGTATTGGAAGTTGACGCCAAAACCGAAGAGGAACGCGAGGGAAACTCCTAAACGACCAAGGAGAGCCAACCGAGTTGTATCTCATGTATCAACTCGCAGAGCACCTTGGTCAGCCCCTAGAAACCATCCTGGGCATGACGGTAGATGAGTTTAACCATTGGTTTACTTATCTGCACTTAAAGAATCAAAAGTTGAAAGAGGCCTCGGATGGCAACAACTCAAACGCTGGTAGTAGGCAAATTAACCGCCGTAGATGATACGCAAGCGGCGTTTAATAGCGTACAGAGAAGCGCGGCAAAGACTGCGGCTAGTAGTAAAGCGCTAAACCAACAATTCCGCTTCCTGCGGGGCGGTGCCGGCCAGCTCGGCCATCAGATTCAGGACGTTGCAGTACAGCTGCAGATGGGCACCAATGCCATGATCGTGTTCGGTCAGCAGGGTGGTCAGATCGCGTCTCTGTTTGGGCCTAAAGGCGCAATCATCGGTGCGTTTATCTCTGTTGCCGCTGCGGCGGGTATGACGCTTGCCCCAAGATTGATGGGTGTGTCGCGGAACTTTAGTGATTTAGAAAATCAGATTAGACAGACCGTTGATGGTCTTAACGTATTTACTGAATCACAAAGAAAAGCCGCTATCGCTATGCAAGAGATAGCGAAGATTGAGCTCGCCGCAGAGCAGCTCAAACTGCGAAAAGAAACCGATGCCCTCTCTGCTGAGATTGAAATGCAAGAGAGGACACTCGCTACTTTAGAGAAACAGCTACTCAGTAGTGGTACGGCAATCGGAAATGTAGGCAATTTAATAGAAAAGACTAAAGAAGAGCTCGTGATGATGCGTCTCGAGCTAGCCAAGCATGAAGGGCAGTTTGATACCAATACCTTGCGAGTGCAGATGCATGAAGAGGCGATTGCTAAATTAAAAGCAGGAACGGACGAATACACGAAATCCCTAGCTGATGCCGCCGGCATGACTGATGCTTTGCGGAAGGCAGAGGCATCAAGATTTGAGCAGTTGGTAGAGCAAGAAGGGAAGATGCTCGATAAGCAGGCTAAGGACAGAGAGAAAGCGGAAAGACAAAAACAAGCGGCGATCAAAGCTACGCAAGCCGTGCAGGCATCTTCACTTGCTTTCATTGCTTCCCAGACTGGTCAGATTATGAGTATGCTCGACGATCAATCAGCGGCGTATAAGGCTCTGTTTGTTGTCCAGCAAGGCGTGCAGATAGCGCAAGCAATCATGTCTGCTCATACGGCGTCAGCGCAAGCTCTCGCGGCTATTCCTCCGCCTGCGAACATTCCTGTATCTCAGTTAATGCTAGCTTTAGGTTACGCCAATGCGGCGGCAATCGCTGGTCAGACAATAGCCTCATTTGAGGGCGGCGGCATGATCCCTGATGGCCCACGCGCTGGCGGTGTAGATGGCCGCGGCGGACGCATGGCGATTGTTCACCCCAACGAGAAAATTACCGATATGCGTAAGGGTGGCGATAATCCACAGCCAGTAAACGTAAGCTTCAACATCCAAGCTAATGACGCCCGTGGATTCGATGAGATGCTGGTCAAGCGGCGAGCGCTAATCGTCAACATGGTCAATCAAGCTATAAACAACCGTGGTAGGAGGTCATTAACCTAATGCCTACTTTTCCTAGCAGCCCTGGTTTCCGCTCCGTCAATACCCGGGTTCGACACTACAACCTGACGAGCGAAAGCATAAACGGGCGCCTACAGGTTCGCTCTCTCGGCTCTAACAGGCGTGAATTTACTTTGCGCTTCCCGCCAATGACTAGAGCGGAATTCGACCCTATACACGACTTCATTAACGCTAGAGGCGGGTCATATGAGACGTTCGATATAGCGGTGCCAGACCCGGATCAGGCGACGTTTGAAACAGTTACGTGCCGATTTGATGGTGACGTGCAAGAGTTCTCGGTGGGCGTTGATGGCCTGTATGAGTTTGAGGTAGATCTCATAGAGGAAATCACATGAGCCGTGGCTTATCTACGACGTGGACGACGGCACTCGACGACAATCAGTTTCGCCTGGCCACGCTGATAAGGATCATTTTTTCTGCCTCGTCAGAGCTTCGGTTAACAGATTTTGGCGTCGACCTGACTTATAGCTCTTTGACGTATAGCAACAGCGCTGATGTCATTGAGATAGGCGATGTAAGCGAAACGGGCGCTCTCAAGGTAAACGAGATGTCTATCACGTTGACTGGCGCAGACCGCACGTACATATCCGCATTCTTTAATAATGACTACATCAATGCGCGTATGTTAATCAGGCGTGCGCTGATTGACAGCAACGATGCCGTATCAGATGTATTCACCTTCTTTGATGGCAAGATCTCTAGCTTCAATATCAACGACAGTAATTATCGAAGTGAGATCGCTATAACGGCTGCTAGTCATTGGGTCGATTTCGATAAGGTGAGATGTCGCCGCACAAACCTTAAGAGCCAGCAATCATTTTTCTCGACTGACTTGGGCATGGAGTACGCCCACGTCGTAACTAAAGATCTGCGATGGGGTAGGAAAGCTTAATGATCCTCGGCGTTGTCATTGGAGTTATCGCGGCTGTTGTAGGTGGTCTGTCCTACAAGGCAGCAAGAGACGCACAGAGAGCCGCCAAGAAGGCCGCAGAGGCTATGGCCGGCGTTCTCGTTAACAAAGAGTCAAACATCCAGGCTATCCCTGTTATATACGGTGTTCGTCGTGTGGGCGGTACTAGGGTTTTTGTACACGCTGAAGGCGGCAATAAAAATGAATTTCTGTATATATGCTTAGTGTTATGTGAGGGTGAAGTACAGCAGATAAGCAATATTGAGATCGATAACAGGGCGGTTACTGATTCGCGATACAGTGGTCTTATTAGCTATCAAACCTTTACTGGCTCTGACACTCAGACAGCTAGCTCATTGCTGTCCGCGACCAGTAAGTGGGGGAGTAACCATCGGCTGAATGGGATAGCGTATATCGCTATTCGTCTGAAGTGGGATCAAGACGTTTTCTCAGGTATCCCAGATATCACCGCACTGGTGCAGGGAAAGAAGGTCTACGACCCGCGGACTGCGACTACGGTGTTTACAAATAATGCGGCGCTATGCATCCGGGATTATCTGACTAACACTCGATACGGCAAAGGGCTGGCGACATCAGAGATAGATGACACATCTTTTGAGGACGCTGCAGACGACATTGAAGCGTTTACCGTCACAGAGTATTCAGGCGGTCCTTCTGGGGTCCAGCTGTTTACCCTTAATGCGGTTATCGATACGGATGACCCCATCTTCCAGAACCTAGAAAAAATGCTTCTAGGTTGTAAAGGCTTTTTGCCTTATCAGGATGGCAAGTACTCTCTTTACATTGATCAGTCTCAGACGGCTGTTATGACGCTGGATCAGTCTACGATCTTGGATGGCATATCAATTCAGTCAGAGAAGAAAGAAGACAAGTTCAACCGGGTCATTTGCAAGTTTCCCAATCCAGACACTGATTATCAGCCAGATCAAGCAATTTGGCCTGACCCCGGCTCTAGTGAAGAAACTACGTTTCTGGCCGAAGATGACGGCGAAGTGCTTATAGATGAAATTGATCTAGAAACGATTACTAGCGCCTACGCCGCCAGAGATTTTGCTCGCATATTCTGTCTTAGGTCGCGGAATGCCCTACGGGTTGCTCTAACAGCTACGTCAGAGGCTCTCAATCTGCGTGTGGGTGACGTTGTAAACATAACCCATAGTACCCCGGCGTGGACCGCCAAGCCTTTCCAGATTGAGTCTGTGGCGCTTAAGTACGACGGTACGGTAGATCTACAATGTGTTGAGTACGATTCTACAATCTATGCCTATGATGAGGCGGCGGCAGAAGCCACGTATGATGACACAGACCTGCCTGACCCTTTCGATGTCGATGCGCCCTCCGCACTCAGTATTAGCCCTGGGGCGCAGATACTAGGCGACGGCAGCGTTAATTCATTCGTGAATATCTCGTGGACTGCGAGTGACGATTCTTTTGTCAGCTACTATGAGGTTTTAGTAGTCGGCAACGAGGCATCATTCAGCAACCAAACTTTTTACGAGGAAGTCACTGGTACGAGCGTTAGGGTTAACGGCCTTTCCTCAGGCTTGAGCTACTCTGTAAAAGTCAAAGCTGTAAATACTCTGGGCGTAAAGTCAGGCGAGCTCAGTGGCACATTCACAGCGGTAGGGGATACAACAGCGCCTGGCAATCCTACGAATCTCACTGCCCAAGGCGGAATACAGATCGTTGACCTTTTTTGGGACAACCCGAGTGACAACGATTTAGACGTTATTGAAGTTCGCAGATCAAATGACACCACGTTCGGCAACGCAGTTGATATCGGGCAAACAAAAGGTTCGACATATGCAGACCCGCGTCCTGCCGGCGTAGGAACTTACTACTACTGGATTCGGGCAAAAGACACATCCGGCAATACTGGGTCATGGGTTGGCTATGTTGCGGGAACAACGATCCAACTAGCCGTAAACGACTTTGCGAATGGGATCATAGATTTCTCGCACTTTAATACGACATTCCAATCAGACTTTACAACCCTAGAGGGCGATGTTGCAGCAAACATTAGCGATATTACGTCGCTGTTTGCTCGTATCACTACGGCAGAAGGCGACATCATAGGCAATGCTACTGCGATATCTGGTGTGCAAACCAGCGTGGCGCAAAACGGTAGCGACATTTCAGCCCTATCTCAGTCTTTGACTAGCTTGACCACAACTGTTGGCACTAACACAGCATCTATTTCATCAAACTTAGCCAGCATTAATGGTGTTGAAGCGCAGTATTCAGTTGTTATTGACAACAACGGCCATGTTACCGGCTACGGGCTTATTAGTAGCGGAATTGGTCAAGGCGGCACGCCAACATCAGCTTTTGTCGTCAATGCCGACCAGTTTGCGATAGGCGGCACCGGCTCGCAGGTAGATCATTACCCATTTGTCGTTTACACGACGGCTACGACTGTCACGATGCCAGACGGAACTAGCAGGACACTCCCTGCTGGCACGTACATTGAAAGCGCGAATGTAGGCGAGATCATCGCGAACTCAATAACTAGCGGTTCAATAAACCTCGCCAACAACACTGATATGAACATTCGGCAAGGCAAAACGTCGCCGAGCATACAGGGCACAGGCTTTTGGCTAGGTAATAACGCGGGCACAGCGCAGTTTTGGCTGGGTAACAACCAAGATTATATGTATTGGGACGGAACCAGTCTCGTCGCAAAAGAGCTTGTTGCAACTCGTTTAGAAATCAAAGATGGATCTAACAACACTATCTTGTCAGCCGGCGGTGATTTCGACGGCGCCTACATTTCTAACGCGACAGTAGATACGCTGCAGATTGCTGGCAACGCGGTCATGGTGCCATTTTCTGGACAGCTTACAACAGGCACGACGTTGGTCCCGGGAACTCCAGCATATTCTCCGGTCATCGGGCCTGTAACTTGGACATCTTCTACTAAGCCGCCGCGGTTGCTAGTGATCGCCACAGCCAATTTCATAACGAATGGCACTGGTTCAGGACAAACTAGAACTATCGCTATACGTTGTTTGCGTGCTAATAATCAATTTATGACTAATGCTGTGGTAGATACGCAAGGTTCCGCGCAGGTGCCAGAGAATCTTTCAGCTAGTGTTACCGCGTCAGTGTCAGTGGATACCTCGCTGCCTTTGCCTAACGGTATTGGCTCTGGACAATATTTTCAGCTAGAGATGCAGTGCATTGGCGGGACGACTAACTACAAAGAAGTAGGGTCTAACCAAATATCAATTTTCGCGGTGAAGCGATGAGCTATCTTGTTTACTACGACGAAAATGGTGAAATCACTGGCACTGTTAGCGGGCCAGCAGCATTCATCCAGGAATCGATTGACACTTACGAGGGGCTGACACTCCTAAGCGACTTTGAGCCTCAGTTATCACACTGGGTAAAAGATGGAGTCATAGTCAGTCGCGGTGACAGGCCGAGTCCAGCATATGAATTTAATTATCAGGCTGAGGAATGGCAACATCAGTTAGCCGAGGGAAAGGCGATTAGATGGCAGGCTATAAAGGATGCCCGGGACAACGAAGAGTTCGGCACCTTTGAGTGGAATCAGCATATTTTCCAATGCGATGAGGTATCTCAACGGCGCATACAGGGCGCAGTGCAGCTAGCGGCTATTGATTCGTCAATGACGCTTGATTGGACTTTGGTGGATGACACAGTGCAAACATTCACAGCCGCAGACTATGTCGCAATTGGACAGGCGCTCGCAAATCATGTAAGCCAATGCCATGAGCGTGGTAGAATATTGCGTCAACAAATCAACGATGCGACGACAGAAGAGGAATTGGAGGCCATTGTCTGGTGAGCACCATATATTTGGTTCAGGGCGATACTGGGCCGCAAATCCAAATCAATATTACCAGGGATGGAACTGGCAACGCGGTTGATGTCAGTAGCGGATCTGCGCGGCTTAAAGTACGCAGAAAAGGCGCTGAGACCTTAGCCTTTACGCTTACAGCGTCTGATGTTGGTAGTAACCTCGAGAACGGTATTTTGTACTTTGGTCTCGACGGAGGCCAGATATCTGACATAACGCCTGGCAACTACGAGGGCGAAATCGAACTAACCCTCGGCGACTCAAGCATTGAAACTGTTTATGAAAAGGTAGACATCGTTATCCGCGAGGATTTCTGATGGGTGACATCAAGCCAAAGGTTACTAGTCTCCGCTCAATTGCGGAAGTTGTTAAGGCTAGAGCTTTGGCGACTGTTACGTCGTTACGGCCAGTAATCGATACTATCAAAACTGGCTACTTCCTGATCTTTAGGACGTTTACTGAAAACCCTTCAGTTACTGATCTGGCCGCAAAGAGTGTAGGCAAGCCCGCGTCAGACTCTACAAGCTTAAGCGACAGTGATGCCAAAGCTTTTGGTAAGTCTGCGTCTGACTCTATGGGCGTCACCGATAGCGAGACCCTATCCTACGGTAAGGCTGCAGCGGACGCGGTTGGAACCCAAGATTCTGACACTAAGGCGTTCGGTAAAGTCCCGTCTGACACGACTACGGTCACAGATGCCCCGGCGAAGGCCGTAGGACGCCCTGAAAGCGATTCTGCGGGCGTTTCGGACGACCAGACAGCCCAGTACGGGAAAAGCGCTAGCGACGCCGCAGCGCTCACTGACGCAGTCCAGAAGGCATTTGCGCGTGCATTCTCTGAGGATATCCCCACGACAGACGCGCAGGTATTTGTATTTGCTAAAAGCTTGAGTGACGATCCGTCGGCATCAGATCTGTTTGTAGCAAATGTCGGCAAGCCAGTGTCAGATGCTGCCAGCATGACGGATGACAACGTCATTGATTTTGGCAAGTATCTAAACAACACAGTCGGCACAACAGAGAGCCAGCAATACTCAATAAGTAAGGCGCTCTCTGATACAATATTCGCTACAGATGACTCCAATGGAGCCGCTGTTGGTGATGACCAGG